TTCTATCGGTAGTTGTTGCGGCATGGCTTGCGTAAATGGCGCTGGAGCTTCTTGCGGAATAGCTTGTGGTAAATCCTGCGGCATCCCCATAGGCGCGGCAGGTGCTTGTCTTCCTAGTCCAAAATTACCCATAATATCTGCAGGTTGTATAAGGTTTCCTACTTGGTCCATTATTGGTCGCTGAAACCCTTGGTAAACCTCAATAGCGGCTTGCTCCTTTGGAACGCCCCTAGATATAAGAATATTATATGCATCCTGTTGCGCTTGCTGCTGTAGGTCAAAAGGCTTGTTCTGAGCCTTCGCCATCTCAAGTTCCATTCTCTTGTCAAACTCAGCTTGCTGTTGTGACCTTGTTATGGAATCACCTAAAATGTTTAAAAATTGTTGTTGGCTAGCTTGTGCGGCTCTTGTTGGAGCTTGAAAGTCAATTCCCTGAAATACATTCTCAAACGCCATTAGAAAGCCCTCCCACCGATAGATGCACCAGCCATTGCTCCTGTAGGGCCACCTAACATTGCTCCTATGCCGCCACCTAGTAATGTACCAAACATACTTGGCTGCGCATCAGCCGCCATTTGTGCGTTCATTTGCGCGGATGCTAATCCAGTTGTTAGGTTTCCTGAGTTTGTCGCAAATTGGCTACCTGCGTTTGTCATATTACCAAGTCCTACTTGACCATAGCCAGCCAGCCCTGCCAGCATATTGTATTGGTTTAAGTTGTCTTGTGTATAGCGGTTATAGGCGCTGCCATATTCCTGTGAAGCCATGCCCTGACTTTGTTCTTGTAGTGCTTTAGCTACTTGCGGGTTAATATTTCCAAAGCCACCACCTCCTAGCGTTACACCTTGCGCTGCCATGCCACGCTCAAGCGCTTGTTGCGCTTGCTGTTGTCTGTATTGATAGCCCGGGTCTTCTTCAAACTTTGTAAGGTCGAAACGCTCCGTTAATGCGCCGAAATCACTGGGTAATTCTTGCCCTTTAAGCGCTTCTTCTACTGCTGTGTTTAAAGCATCATAATCCGTTACTTCTTTCGATACAGGCGAAAGGAGTTGCCCGCCATACCCACTTAGAGCAGATTCTATATCACCGCTTTGTGCATAATTCGCTAGAACTGATTGACGCGCACCTGATAAACTGTTTCTTCCAGTATCATCAATGCCAAGCATACTATTAGTAACTTGCGGGTCTAGGTATTTATCTACGTTAAAGGTTTGGCCACCAATCGACAATAGGCCATTAGGGACTGCCGATTGACTAGTATATTGAGAAAGTAAGTCTTGATATATTTGGTTACGTGATTGAGTAGAGCCACCTTGCAGCCCTAACAAATCAGCCAACCGCCCCATTGAGGATACGCCTGTATCGTAAAACGGTTGCGCTAACTCTATATTCTGGTTGTACATGCGCTCTTGTAGAGCATTAGCCTCTCTTGTAGCGCTTTCTAATCCAGAAGTATCTGCAACTTTGTTTCCTTTACCCATTATATCTACCCGCTATACCATCAATGACAAAACCCTTACGCTTGAAGAGCTTAATCTTAAAGTCATTTGATGAATTTGATTGAAGTGTTAGGTTTAATGGCATATTGACCTTTTTTGCATATTTCTTGCATTGTTCAACTAAGCCACTAAAAGCAGAATAATCCCTTTGGCTAGGGTCGATATAGAAACCGTATTCTGTTAGTGTTGCTTGGCCTGTAAACCCATCGAAATAGAGTAAAAGGCCAGCCATTCCGTATATATTAGCATCCTTTTGCAGTAAAAAGCAAGGTGCAAGTTTCAATGATTCCAAAATTGTGCTGACTATATGAGATTCTTTATATGGTCGCCTCAGTTCTTCACGCATCGCCTTGGTCATGCGTATCATTTCTGGCAAATCATCAATGGTTGCTTCCCTAATACAAATCATTAACCGTACCGCCTGAGTCCTTATATACAAGCTTACTTTGTGTTGTAGAATAATAAATGGAGTTATTGCTTGCATCCGTATCTGCTATTGACGCAGGTATGAAAGAGCCGTCGTTTCTTATTGAGCCTCGCCAACTAGTAACAACATCACTAAACCACCTAACCCACACTTGTGGAAAAAGCTTAGTTTGCTCGTCTGTCGTACGTTCTTGGATTGGTGGATTTTCTATTGTCATCCGCTACCGTTCAAATATGCCGCGTTAATCTGTACAAATACAGGGTCGCTCACACTTACTTCATAAACGCGCCCTTTCGATGAACCAAGAGCATTCCATACCACGCGTGTGTTATATTCTCCCATTTCGCCAAACTCTCTAAGAAGCTCAGAACTCCAAGTCCTACCCCTATTATCAGAATAACGCATCATAACTCTCGGGTTTTCGCCCTGTCCTGATACCGCACCAATTCCGACTTCCATATCAAGTTCAAACTGCCAATGTGGTATTAGTTCATTTTCTGCTACAATAACAGGCAATATTCGTTTTCTTACGATAGGGTCTTCAGAGTCCGTATAAACATCTAAACGCTGCTCGTACACCATGCCAGTTTCCCTGTCGCCAACTAAGTGCTTATTAAATGCAAATACGTGACAAGAGCCTCTGTGCTGTTCCTCGTTATTGGTAATTGGGTTGCGATATACTCTTTCGTGCCATAAACCAGTTGATAAATCCACCACCAGTGTTGTGTTTAACCCCTCAACTTGCAGGCAATAAAAAGCATGGCCTCTTTCGTGATACGTCCAAGCATATGATTCATCAAACCTATCACTTGTTGAAATCAACCGCTCGATGGCCTGTGTGCTAATTCTTGTGGCATTATAGCCATTAGAACGCCATAGGACAGCACCTCCGTTCTCGTCAGTGCCTAGCCATATAAGAGAGTTATCTATATTTTGAATTGTATCAGGCGCAGCGCATCCTGTTTGAATAAACGCACCTCTTAATACTTGAAAAGGGAATAATGCACCAGTGTTTTGAAACACCTCTGTGGTTTTGGTACCAAAAGCCCAAACATTCGATTTATTTGAAAACACCGCTGTTAAGAAGTCAGGATTACCTTCTACTGTTGTGAAATCAGAAGCCCCAGATCCCCATGATAAACCATTATTTATTGCGCTAACATACATTAGATTTGTACCAGCCGCACTTACAATAAAATATCCATCTTGAAATGTGAGGCTAGAAGGAGTAGGAAAATCCACATCTGTAATTTGCACAAATGCATCTGTTGTTTTTGTAAATATATATCCATCAGTTCCATCAATCACCATTATCTGCGTAGGGTTATCAAGAATCTGCACTCGGCTTGTAAATGTGTTTAATGTGCCGTGATTTTCAGTTGTGCCATCACTTAGTACTTCATAGAAACCACTTCCAGATACGAAAAACACGCGACCTTGACTCTCTATGCCACCTCTAACAGGGCCGCCACCAAGTTCTGCAAAGTCTTGTAAGCCTGGCGTTGAGCGTAAAGCAGAAGGGCTTGCGCTCGAGCCTGATTCCGAAACAATAGCATAGAGGTTGACACATCTTTGATGGTCAAAACTAAATGCTTCCATTTGGTAAGAAGGGCCAACAAAAGGTATAATAGGCATCTAATACCCCCTGTAGATATTATAACCTGAGTATGTACCGTCTTCTGATGACGGCACTTCTAAATTAGCTACATTCACACTGGTGTTGCGTAGGTTCTGCCTTTCAACAGTCATCTTTGAGCTGTTTGCAATCTTTACTACTTGCGCTCTTGGCTCTCTTTCAAAGTCACCTGATAACCAAATAGCAAGATTATAAACAAGTGCGGTTTCATATTCTGGTGGCAATGTTAGCGTTGTATCTAACGATGCAAATTGCGTAAGAGCTTTTTTACTATAGAGCGAAATTGTGCTAACCGAGCTAGGTTTAGGATATAGAAACAGCGTAGCAATTGGATAATTTCCATCATAATAAAATATCTCTGGAATTGAACCAGTGTTCTTGTAATCAATAGCCGCATATTGCCTTACATCATAGCGCTCTAGCTGGTAATCCGTTGTGCCTGATGTGGTGTACGCCGCGACAATATCAGTAGGACGCGTAGTGTCAAAGTCCGCTCCACTTCCTATCGTGTAGGAGGCCGCCCCTGTTAGATTAAATGTTTCTTTCGTATCAACAAAAACCATATTACCTTCTACTGACCAAGTAGAAAGCATTTGGTTTAATGTTCTAAAGCCTCTGTTGGCATCTTCAGCGGATAACGACTGCCCTGTACCAAGCACGTTGATTTTGTATAAAGCATCCGTAATGATTTGGCGGGCGGTTGTCATGGCTTACCTCTTGGCTTTCTTAGCCTTCTTGATTTTTATCTCTGGCTCTTTTCTTTCTTCTGCAAGTGACCAACCTTGCTTAGTCAATTCATCATGTACATCGGTACGATTTACTATTTTAACCGATTCACCTTTAATATATTTAGGCATGTATCCTCCTTTAGAAGAATGGTTTGTTGTGTCATTTTATTAGTTCCTTAAAAGTATGGGAGAGCCGAAGCCCTCCCAAATGAATTATGCAGTTAAGCGGCAAGACCACTCAGGACGCACCTTATCGAAAGCGTAAAGAACGTCAACACGCGTAATCATTTCACGAGTTCTAACGTCAAAGTCACGCACGATATTTACAGTGATTCCATCAACCGTTTGCGAAGCAACCAAATCAACACCTTTAGGCTGTACCAAAGGAACAGTCACCATTTTAAATGCTGATTTATGCAGAGCTAAGTTCTGCACGTAACCTGTAGAAGCTGCACCAGTCTTAATAACGATTGCGTCACCATCAGCAGGGAATGCTGTGATATTCTGCAAGCCATCAGAAGCAGAGGTGTAGAATGCAGGAGATACGCTAATTGTAGCAATTCCCGATCCGTTAGCGGTAGCATCAGCAGTTACAACAAACTCTTGTAAACGACCTGTATCAGCCTTAGTGATAGGATGAACGCTATTCACAGTAGCAATTGTGAACACAGTACCTTTAGTTACTGTACCTGTTGTGGTTGTAAGACCTTCAACTACAAGAGTAGCTTGGCCTTCAACTGAAACAGTCGTGCTAACCTCAATGCCAGTAACATCGTTACCGTTTGTATGAGTAGAACCAAGTTCAGTCTCATACCATTTGAAGCCATCAGCCATACCAACCATACCCATTTCGTACTGTTCAGCAATCTTCTCAGAAGACTGGAACAATCCAGAACGAGCATCAACAGCTTGAGCGCCACTAGCAGAGTTCATGAATAAACCACGATCTCCTGGACGACATAAACTTTGGTTTAGTTTAGTACGAGAAGCCAATACATCAGCAACCGTGAATGTATTAGATCCAGCAGTTCCTGTGAAATTGTATGTAGCATCAGCAGCGATTTCGAAACAACGAGCTTCCACGTTTTGCGCAATAGACTCAGCAGCAGGAATACCGTAGCGTCTTAGTGCATTAGCAACATCAGTATCAGTTGCAAGCTCTAGTGAGTCAAAAGACATACCAATTGATTCAGATTTGTTAAGCACCAAAGGAGCCTTTTCTTCAACTGAATCAGAGATTGCAGAAGTAATATTAAAGTTATCTTGCTGCGGAATGTAACGAGCAGGAATTGAAGTGTAGATAGTATCGCCTGATTTAAAGCCATTCTTGCCATCGAAATCGCTTTCATCAGCTTTCTCTACGAAACTACAAAAAACCATGTTGTCTTTTAGAGTTTGTGCAACGCCACGGGCGAATAGGCCAGGGCCGTCCTTAATAGTATTAATAACATTAGCCATTTTTTTAATCCTTTATTTTTTAAGCCCTAAGTTCCTTAGAACATCGCCATCAAATAAATCTTTTTTGGACGACCCTGTTGCGCTCACACGCTTTGCAGGTTGGGGCAGTTGTTGTTTTGGTTGTGGTGGCGCACCTTTTAACTTTTGCTGCAATTTATAAAGCTCGATAGCGGCCCTACGTGGAGGAAGCTTAGAAATAGCCTCCAACTCGTCTAGCCTTTCACCGTTATTTGCACCAAAGTAGTAAACGACTTCTCCTACCGTTGCAGGGTCATCATATAACTGGTCAGCGATATACTCTTGAACATCAGCAGGAACGCTTTTAGCGGCTGCTATTAAAAACTCATTTACTTCAGTTTCAGCGCGTACAAAGTCCGAATATTTCTCAAGCGTGGTTTTCTTGCTTTGCTCGTAAAGTTCGTTTCTTTGTGTTTGCGCTTGTAGCATTTGCTGTTGCCTTTGTCTGGCGGTCAACTCTTGCTCTAAAGTGCGTTTCGTTTTGTCTTCAATAAATTTATCACGTGCAGTTTGAAACTCCGCTAAAGTATCAAAGTCCTCAATCTTTGGCTCTTGCAAATCAGGCTGTTTTTCAACGGGCTTAACTTGCTGCATCTGTTGCATAGTGCTTTCATATTTTCTCTGCAAGTCTGAATAAGCAGCGGTTTGGCGTTTGATTTTCTTCTCATACGCCACCCTCTCTTTCTCGACTTTCTCAAGCCGTTCTTCAATTGAGAGTTCAACTTGTTCTTCTTGTGCAGTGCCTTCCGTTTCCACTTCCGACTCAACGCCATCGTCTTGATTATCGACTACTTGCGGGTTATCATTAGCTTGTATTTCAGGACTTTGTGTTGCGACAGTTACGTCTTGTGGTTCAGTCATCTTCTTCTTCCTCGACTTTTGGGTCTGTGTCTACCCCAGTTTCAGGCTTGGGGCTTTGCCTATTACGCTCAACATCGTCAAGCATAATTCCTATAGCCTCTGCAATATCAGTAACGTCCTGCTGAAGCTCCGCTACTGTCTTGGCGGCCTCCGCTTTGGCACGTTCTGCATCGGCTCTATTCTCTACTGCTTCGCTTTGTAGCTTCACTATTTCCGCTTGCGTCTTCTGTGCGGTGATAGCCAATTCGCTACGTTTCAGTTGCAGTTCTTGTAGTTTATAGCTTTGCTCAAATTGCTGGTCTTTCTGTTTAGCTTGCAATGCGGCATCAAGTGTTTGTAACTGCTCTGTAAGCTGCGCTATCTGCTGTGCAGAAGCCTGTAATTTAGCAGCTTGTGGGTCATCACCTAAAACGGCTGGGTCAATGGTTGCCTTGATTCTATCGGCAATCTCTCCAGCCATAGGAACATCCAACGCCTTAAAGAACAAGTCACCAATAATACTAAACAATTCAGGCTTAGCACTCATGGCTTCCATTAGCTTATCAGCAGTCTCTTGACGTTTAGAGCTATAAGAAGGCCCTACATCACAAACAACGTCATATTTCCCAACCGACAAATCATAGATTCCATCGTTTTCTTTATCCATTGTGGCCCGTAGGCCTTTATCTGTTTTCTTAAACGGCTGGTTAATCGGTACAATTTCCTCCTCACCGTCTTCACCAATAATTCTGGCAATCTGCGGCTCTGAATATACTTTAGGGATAAGGTCTACAAGTACGTTACCAACTTGCGAGATAGAGCTTGCAAGATTGTCCATAAAGTGGAACGTAGCATTGTCACCTTCAATTTGGCGGTTACGGATGGCTATACCGCTAATAGCGTTATCCTGTAGGCCCATATTGCTTGCGCCCATACCAAGAGCAAGCCTAATATCCATCTTAGCACTTTCAGCCTCTTGGAACATTGCGGGGCTACCCTGAATCGGTGGGGTGCGCGTGGGTGCTGGAAGTGGTACACCATTTTCATCATGCACAATGTCATACTCAAGGTATGCGAAGTTCTTGCGGTTTGCGTCTGCCCAATCAGCAGCAGCTGATTTAAACGAACCTAACGGCCCCACCCATGGAGCTTTAGGCTGCAATGCAATAAATTCAGTACTTGCGGACTTCCAATAGTTATACATGCGCTGTGCATCTTTACCTTGACGTATCAACGATACAAACTGCCTGCGTTTTTCAAGATAAACCTCTTGTCCATAGACTGGAATCAAAGGAAGATATTTAGAAGGCCAGTCTGTCTTAGATAGAATTTCACTGCCTGAAATAGTGCATTGCTTTACACTGCATACTTTAGTTTCACGTTCAGCTAAAATCTCATAAGATACGCCCTGCTCGTCAAGCACTGCAAGCTCTTCTTCTAATACAACGCCTGTATAGGTTTCCGTGCCTTTCACTGTGGTGCGTTGGTGTGTTATCTTAACTAGTTTTTTAGTTTCATATGACTTGTAGTAATATTCTGCAACTCGCACTGTATCTTCTGTGCACCAACCTTCACCAAGTGTACTTGTATCCAATGAAGCGTCTGGATTGTCTTCTTTAAACTTATCCTTTGCAATATCGTCAAATATAAAACAAAACTCAGCGTCCGAACCATCAAGGCGTTGCGAGTTAGGGTCTATGTACGCGGAAGTAAAGTTTAAAATGCGCTCGATTTTAATTTCTTGGTCAAATGTGAAATCACCTGCATAATCCAAAGATATTCTTATCCAACCAAGGCCAGCCGTTACTGCATTCATAGCAGCCGTATCATACGCATCGTTTGCTTTTGATTGTCGTTCTATGTTGCGGATTAGGCCAGAAAAGATTCCTGCCGTTTCAATATCCGCACCATCATCAACAGGTGTGACTCGAATAGCAGGACGTGCTTGGCGTATGTCGTTAATAACCTGATTGCAGTAGGGCAGCATTTGGTTTAGAACCAACGAAGGGCGGCCATCTTTATTACGCGCCGCCTTGTCGTTCTGATTCCACTGGTTAATTCCGTTAGTAAACTCTTGGTCTCTTACGCCTTCGTCATAATTAACCTGAAAATAAGATTGTGCAGCGGCAAAATCTTGCTTTGCTTTTTCTAGTAATTCGCTGTCATCTTTATATTTAGCCAAAATAGCCCCGCCGAAGGTACAAAGTTAATTTGTAATAGGCGAGGCACTTACCTCTTGTCGCATGTGAATGCTCTTATATTGTAGTTATATTCTAACTAATGTGCAAGTATTAACATTATAGAATAAACTTTTTCAGATAAAGCCTTGACAACACTTTCGCGGTTGTGATAAAGTGTTATCCTGAGTACACTCTAGGATATTAAAGTACAACAAAACGGGGAAAAATTATGTTAAATCTAACCATAAACCAAGCAATGCAAACATTAGGTATTGGGCGCACAAAACTTTATCAACTACTTAATGATGGCTCATTAAGGGCTTTCAAATTAGGCTCAAAGACACTTATCTTAAAGGATTCTTTGGATGATTATGTCGCAAGCCTTCCTAGCTACAAGCCTAAATTATAAAGATAACTGCCGTTAACTTGACATCCAGCCACCACTTCTACTTGTTGGCTGTTGACTTGTGGATTGCTGCACTTCTTTTGCTGTCACTATCTCACTAAAAGCATCAGAAGCAGCATCTACTTGGTCGTCATGCTTGCCCTCTGGGAAATTCTCCATCTCTTTCAAAAACTCCTCATTCCAATCGCCACGTAATAGCTTTACGTTGCCTGCTTCCCATTGCGAAGATAGTGGCTTGGCTCTTGTCTCTTTATCGCCTGTGACAGTTCTTATCCTTACGTTATAACCAGCAAGCATTCTCACTTGTGATTTAGCTTGAGTCTTTCCTGCCGCGCCTGGGTCTTGTGCTAATCGGATGAATGTCTTTTTTTCATCCAGTGACGCGATGTTTTGGATACGCTTGTCTACTTGCGAACCTTCACTTCGAAACTTCTCTACGTCCATTATGTAAAAGTACCCATCAGCACCCTTCCCCATTAATACACCAGCCGTCCAGTCTGGGTCATCCTTATCTGTTTTAACTATACTGCCCGCTTGGTCCCATGCCCTTACTTGTTTAATAATCCTTGGAACTGCATCAACTATTTCAACATCACTGCGCTTGAAGTACATTCCCGCACTTGGCCTTACATTCCAATTACCGTCTAACAGCTGCGCTCTTTCTACTCTTGGTAGTGCTTGAAGGTTTGCAAGATATGAAGGGTCTGAGTCTAGCAATATTTGGTTATCAAATACACTCGATGATATAAAAGTGAACGATTTAGGAAGGTACTCTTTATTTATATCTAAAAGCTCCTCTCTACTATCTCGCCATATAATCTTATCGCCATCAATTACAAACCAACGTATGGCACCACTGCGCTCTTTAATTGCAAAGCCATCCTTTCCTATCCACCAATCAATAAAGCTACGAACCCAATGGTCAGGGTCTGGGTTTAGTGTGCCTCTTATGCGTGACTTAGCGCCTGATACGGAACGGTTACGTGATACTAGGTATGTGAACTGTTTCCACGTAAAGTGCGTCAACTCGTCAAAGCCTATGTATGGTATTTGTGAGCCTTGCCAGTCTAATCGGTTTTTTTCATGCTCCATATGGGCAAATGTTACTTTTGCGCCACTGGGAAACTTATAAACTAGTGATTGCTGATTACCAGAAGCACCTAGGTCAACATACAAATCCGTTGCTGTATCCCATAGCCCACCTTGCGATGTTACTTGCTTGGTGGTTCTACGGAAGATTACTGCGCCGAAGTTAGGATTATGGATGTCGTATAGAGGGTCCAACAAAAGAGCGTATGATTTACCACCACCTGCTGCACCTCCGTAGAAGGCTATATCAGCAGAACACTTTAAGAACTTCTCTTGCGCCCCTGCCTGTGGTTTTATCTCTCTCATTCTTTACTCGGTAAAACTACCACGGTTCTTTCCATATCTCTATCGTTT